CTTCACGCCTGTAAACTCCTTCTCGACTCAACTTTCCAATGATTGATTTTTTACTTCTCTTTAATTGTTCCACTAGTACTTCAATAGTGTTCATGCACGGGTTTTCCTGGTACAGTTGCACCATATAAGTTGTTTCGCTTTCCGAATAGTTACTCATGCTTACCTCTTCTTCTGTAACTTCCTTTACCTTTTTTGGGTCGATGGACCCCGCCGCGATTGTGATTATGCCGAGCTACTGGGTTCCGGCGGCTCTGGCTCGGTTTCTTCTTCGTAGCCTTCATAGCTAATTTCTCCTGTCTCAACATTGATCTGCAAGTTTCCACTTACAAACTCAATGTATTCAACCTCGATATTCTCTACTCCCCGAGCTTTTACATACTGGGCGAATAGAAGATCATATTCTTTCTCTTTATTTCTTACTATGTTTTCTAACTGTTCGATACTCTCGTAGCAAACTTTTATACTATCATATAGTTCTGTTAATGAATCTTTTGCGTTCTCCAGGTTTTTCTTTATACAACGATCGTCTGGAAACTTCAGTATTTTAGCCATAGATTTCTCCCATAGAACACATATTATACAGGTTCTGAAGAAAAATGTCAAGTAAATTTTTTAGAAGCCATAAAAAAATCCCCACATATTTCTATGCAGGGATTTTCCGCCTTTCGTCCGTAGTCGAGGTTTTCGACGCCTCATTGCAATTAAAGACCACTAATAAAAAGGACTTCCTCCTATAGTTATAAGTGATACGCACCTACCTCCTCTCGCGTATCTAGGTTTACACTGCAGATGTAACCTACCTCTTTTTCGTTTTTGTTGAGCCAGAATACGAAAACGCGCCAAAGCCTTAACTGGCCGTGTACCAACGCCCGTACACACGGGGGATCGATATAGCACCTCAATCAGGAGAGTGAGCTTCAGTAGTCACAAGACTAAGATGGTACTTTTTAACGTGCTTTGCCATCTCACATTAGCACTAGTCCCGCGGACGATGCCTTTTAACCGTGGCCACGGAGGGTCAACGAAGGCGGGACAAATTAGGTTGGGGCTCCGGATAGGCCGAGTTAACTTTTACCGGGATCTTTACTGCCTTATCGCAAGCGGGTAGCACGCTTTGGGCGTCCATGGCTTCCCCATTTGAATAGATATTATACTCTGTTTTTGAACTGAAAGTCAAGAATTATTTTTCCTTACCCCGGAAATTTTTTCAAATCTTTTATGCCCGGTCTCAGCATCATTGTACTCTAGTACAAGCCCGTCACCGTTCATATGCAGAACCGGAGCGGGGTTGTTACGTGCTTCCATCATAAAAGACTGTATTCGAAAACATACTGAATCAGCATTTTCCTTCAGTTGATTACTCATGACAAAACCTCCTCTTTTTCAGGGTAGAAAGAAGCCAGAGAAAAAGTCTCACGAATTTCTCCCTCTTGAAACATGGTACGAATCTCGTTGTCAACCTGGGCCTCTGACATAGCCCAGTTGTGCCACAGTTCATCTCTTACTCTCTGTACACTTGTGAAAGACATACGTCGACCTTCTACTTCTATAGTATCAGTCGCTCGATCTACCACTGCCAGTCGTTCTTGCTTCTCTAGCATACTTTTCCTCCAAGGTTTCCAGCGATGCTTTCATAGCAACCGCAGTATCTTCGTTGGAGCCATGATACATCAAAGCTCCACTTCGATTAAATACTTTAAAAATGTATAGCCCAGGCCTTACAATCTCTCGTACTATATGGGCCATTACTCTGCCTCGATACCGTAGATAGCGAACTTAAACTCAGGACTTTTGCCAAAGTTTGCAGCAGCTTTTACGGCTTCAGCCTTCTTAACGACAGGCGAGTTAGGCTTACGCTTCGCGCGATATGCACCATGCGACATTACTTTTTTACCATTAAACTTCTTGACCATACGGTACTTTCGTGTAGTCGCGTGGTCGAAAATCATTGTCTTTGCCATCAAAATTCTCCTTATAACGTACAAAGTAGTACGCCTTGTAATCCCGTTTATTTAAAGACTCCACTTCCCGAAATGCCAGCCAATAGTCTTCCCATGCATTTAGCACGAGAGTTAAGGCTCCAACTCGGCAGTATGTTATATACATAGAAGTATTTAAGTAAACGGGGCACTAGGCCCCGGGGTTCAGCCCAAGATCTCGAGCAGAGCTTGAAGATCAACTTTGGTCATTTTGCCAACAGAAGGCAACTCACGACCGAGTCGCTCGTTTACAGCGTTGACAAAGAACTCCTTCTTGACAACAGGCTCGCCGCGCTTGGTTACACGCTCTGCTTTCTGGTAGATACCCAGAGCAGACAGCTTGGCGATGATAGAGCGAGGGCTCTTGCCAAATTGGTCAGCGAGTGCATCAACAGTAGCACGAACAGGGTCAGCAGAGTACTTTGCAGTGATCTCAGCAATCATAGACTCAGAGTAGTTCTGAGAGGCGTTAGCAGTCATAGTCATTTTGTTTCTCCCGAAAAAATTAAGTAAATTACCACTTTTGAAAATATATTATACAAGGTTCTGAGGATTATGTCAAGAGATTTTTTTGGAATGCTGCAAATAATTCTACTTCTTTTTCCCTTGCAGCCACCTCCCACGGAGAGTTCCAGTACTCGTCATAGTCCTCTGCATCTCTAGCAGAAAGCGTTCCACGCCATATAACGTGGTCAGTCTCTAACTCAAGCTCGCAATAAATATACTGGCGAGCGTGCTCTAGCTCATGGAACAATGTCTGGAGCCAGTTAGTAGTTTTGTTTATACGAATTACAACTTTATGCCCCAGGTCTACAGAGTCTCCAAAGTCTGTTTCGTGTTTCCCTTTGAGGTACACTGTAATGGGTATGGGCGAAAATCCAAGATCAAGCTCGTCTAGCGCAAAGTTAATCGCAGCCCGGGCTAAACGTCGCTCGGGCATTGACCACGATTTTCTTGCTTTTACTTTTAACTTAGTCGTCAAGCTTTACTTTCTCCCGTAACCATGAGTATAATTCTATTGCACCATCATCGTATCCGTTGGGGTATTCCTCCTCTGGAAGCAGACACCGTATGGTGTACATAAATGCATCCAGCTTGGACATACCATCCATACGCATACCTGCGTACAAGCTAAAGGCTTCAAATTGAATATCGTTCATATAGTTTCCTCCGATTTATGAAAATTATACAGGCTCCGGTTTTCAATGTCAAACAATTTTTGCCGTAACCCCAACATAAATTTATTCCGGGGGGCGGCGTACGAAATTGCGGCTGTCAAGTGTTTTTTGCACCAATCTGCCAAAATTTTCGTGAATTTGCCAGGGTTTTGCCCCCATTTGCCTTATTTTGCCACACCCGCAGAGACTTGTCAACCGATTTATTTGCGCCAATTGTGCAAAAAGTACTTGACATCGTCGACGCACTACTGTATAATCGGCGCCGCGCTTTTAAAATAAATGCACAATTGCCGCAAAAAGTTCTTGACAATCCCGGGTCTTGCGCGTATACTACCAGGGTGGGCACGGGGTCTAGCTCGAAGACTATGCCCTTCGGAAAAAATTTTGCCCTCACCCGCAAAAAAGACTTGACAATCGTCGCACTACTACTTATAATGGCGCGAGGCAAACGCTGCGAAAATCGTCGTTGAACTACTACTGGCGCGCCGGCGCCAAAATTGCCGGTGGGTCAAGCCCACCGCATGCCCCGGCCTGTTCCACGTGGAACATCAATCGAGCGAGTCGCCCATGATCACAAGGCCGGTGATGATGGCAATTTGCAGTATCACCATAACAACGGGGCAAACCGTGCGAATGATTTCCATTGTGAATTGAATTTTTTCCAGTTGGCTCATTTTTTCATCCTCCGAAAAAGTAGTAAACCGCGCCGCCCCAGATTGCCAAATCAGTGACGACAGAATAAACAAGGTATGCCAGTGCAAGGTAGCGCATTTTATTTCTCCAGTAACCAGCGAGCGGAAGGGGAGCGAGCCATACCCGCGTCGATAAGCTGGGCGCGTGATTTTGGATCGCGGATGATAGCGTTCAGAATGACGGCCTCATAGTCCCGCGCATCTTCGAGCGCAGTGTGCGGCTCTGCCGGTAGCGTAGGGTCAAGAAACCGCGCAACATGGTCGGCCTTGCTGGACAGCTTGCCGCCAGCGGTGAACCAGTCATTTTCTCTGCAAGCGTTTTGGTAAGCCTCGGTCGGCACGATGACAGTGCGAGCCGCCATCATAAGGTCAAACCGTTGGGAGAAAATCCCAAGGTCAATATCAGTGTTGCGGCATTTGCCCCAATCAAAGCCGATATTGTAGGCGGTCAAAACCGGCTGGTAGGTAGCGGCAACCTCCGCCAGCCAGCGGTTGATATAAGCAACCGGAGCGAGAGCGCGTTGCCCAGCCGCCAGAATGCGGCGGTATTTTGCCTCGGTTGTTTTGGGGTTGCCCAGCGCCCAGTGAAATTCAGTTTCACCGAAAATGCCGGAAACCAAAACGCCGATGCTGGCCGCAATTTTGTTGTTGCGGTCAACAACAACCGCGCCGAAATCGGCCACGCGTTGATCGCCGGTTGTCTCGCAGTCAACGATAAGGTAGTAATGTTTTTTCATGCTGATAGCCTTGCGTTAAGTGTTAGTGAATCATACGCTCTTATGCCGATGCGGTCAAGCATGGCGAGCACATTTTTGTTGTCATCATAAAATACGCTAGTTGCACAGAATCGCGCCCATGTCATGGGTCGGGTGCGCGCATAGTCGCGGATCATTTTTTCTTTTAGCTCCGCGTCAGGCGTGATTTCAAAAGGTCGCCGTGATAAGCAGGCGTCCCATCGCAGGCCATGCCGCCGCAGATATTCGTAATCATGTTCGCCCATGACGCGAGCGGTACAGATCACAATGGTGACATTTTTCTTTGCCAACCGTTGCCATTCTTTGGCAAGGGGTAGCAGGGTGTCGGCCATGATGTTGGCCTTGGTGTTGTTTCGACGCCATGCCGCCAGATCAAGCGAGCCATCAGCCCGCGTGATCTGTCGATGAGAGCTGTCGATCACAGTGTGGTCTAGGTCAAAAATAAAGTGCATAAGTATATCCCAAAATTCCAGCCAGATTTAAGCATACCAAATTCCATGCGCGAATGTCAAGCGCCTGAACCGTCAGCAAAACCAGCCCACCGATAGCGGCCAGCTTGCCCGCGTCGGTGTCGATAACGAAAGGGGCGAGCGACATGCAAGCCGCTCCCGCCCACCCGATGATAGGGGAGATCATGCGATCTCCATCAGCAAGGCAGACAGCTCTGCCTTGGTCAGATCACCCTCGCGTGAGGGGAGAGCCATCGCGGTGCGAATCTCCGCGAGAATGTCGGCCTTGGTAGGGCCGCGTGATGCCCGAGCCGCAGGCGCGGCTTTGACATATTCAAGGCCCATGCTTTGAGCCTTGCTAATCACAGAGCGGTGTGATACCGTGGCAAATTGCTCTGCCAGTGCCTTGGCCTTTGCCAAGTTGAGCGGAGCCGCCGCGCGAATCGCGGCCTCCATTTGGTCAGTGTATTTAGACATAAGTCACCTTTCAGTAAATGGCGGGAGCCAATCCCCCAGCCGATGCAAGCATTCTCTCATATCTAGCGCCAGAAGTACAAGCATTTTTTTGGTAATATCTCACAAAAAAATTTGCAAAAAAATGTTGACACCGCTCCGGGATTGTGCTTGGCCCCGGGCCAGGAGGGGGGCGGTAATGAGACCCATTCTCATTTAGCGCGGCCGCGCACCCCAACACGTACTACTTGGGGATTTTTTGAACCTAAGAAAAATAACGCTTGACTTTGATGCTCCCTTCGAGTATAATTATCTAAAATTGAGGAAAGTGTAATGAAAGTTTTAGTAGCGTGTGAATTTAGCGGAACCGTCCGGGACTGCTTTATAGCAATGGGCCATGATGCAATTTCGTGCGATCTTCTTCCTACTGAAGCACGAGGACCGCATATTCAGGGAGACATTCTTGATATACTGTATGATCCTAGCTGGGATCTTATTATTGCTCATCCTCCCTGCACTTACCTTGCTGCTTCTGGTTTACATTGGAATAAGAAAATTGAAGGAAGAGCTGAGAAAACCGAAGAAGCCCTTAATTTTATCACAGCCATCTGGGAAGCGCCAGTAAAAAAGCTGTGTATTGAAAACCCGGTGGGTTGTATCAATACCCGCCTCGATTTTATGCCAAAGCCCCAATATGTCCAGCCATATAATTACGGAGAAGACGCTTCAAAAAAGACTGGTTTGTGGCTGAGGGGCTTGGCACCCTTACAAGAAACTGAATACATAGAACCAAGATATGTAGACGGCAAACCTCGATGGAGTAACCAAGGTGACACAGGATATGATAAGTTCGGAGGTGGACAAGGAAAAGAACGATCCGTCACATTCTTCGGAATCGCAGCAGCAATGGCAGATCAGTGGGGATCTTAAAGAGTTTCTAAGTTATATTAAATTAAATCCCGTACACTGCCCAATGCATGCAATGTACTCATACAAATTGTACAAATATTATAGAGGAGAACTATAATGTCAGAAGAAGCCGTTTCTGTAATATATAATGTAGACTTGTTGGACTACACAATTAGTTCTGGAGAATTAAGTAATGTTGTCACAAAAGTAACCTATCGTGCAACAAAAACAAGTTCATCAAATACTGCAGTAGTACATAAAGAAGTAGAGCTAGCTGCTCCTTCTGGAACCTTCACAGAGTGGGAAGATTTAAATGAAGCCACCGTGATTCAGTGGGTACAAAATACAATCGGTAGCACGGGAATGACAAATATTGAAACAGAATTAGATGCAATTCTAAACACTTTAGATTTTCCTACTACGGGCTCGGGGATTCCTTGGCTTGAGGCTTAATTGTGGCAACATACAGGTTTCATTTCAATGCAGATCAGAGTAATTATACTCCTATAGTAAACACTAATTATTCACACGCTTATACAGGAACTGTAAAGCAAGGTGATATTATAGAAGTAACAGTTAATTATTCAGGAAGTCAATCAGTTAGTGACATAGTACAATTTCACTGGGGCGCCAACTCCTATAATCTTGATATGAATTCAAACAACAATAGTCCTTACACATTAGGGTGGACTAGACTATCAGGAGGAAGCGCAACAAGTAGAACATACCGAACAGTTGCTGCAGATACAAGCAACGATAATTACATAAGAGGTTTCTTTTTTGCTCGTGCAGGTAGAAGCGCCGCCGGAAGAAAAGGCGTAAGATTTTTAATGCTGCCAACTGATGGCAGTGTAGGATTTACCACAAGCAGTTATTCAGCAGGAGTCGCAGGCACCGCCACATATCAAGCTACTACTGACGTTGACGCTTGGATGCGCGGAGAATACTCTCCGAATCAATCTGGAACAGATTACAATAATACTCCTAGTTGGGAAGTTTTTAAGTCTGGAAGCCTACAGTACGCTCTTAGGTTTCGATCTCACCTAAGTACTCAAACAGTAGCAAATACAAAAAATAAAGGAAATTATTTATTTTGGAGAATAGTAGACTCATCGAGTAGTCACACCTCTAGCAGTAACTTTAATACTCCTTCTGGATTTTTGGATAGTCCTCAATCAGGAGATACTGTTACTATTCATCCAAAAGCAAACGTAAGTGGTACGTATTATTTAAACTTGTACCACTATAATTCAGAAGGGGATTATAGAAACGGATTACCTGCAAATACTACTGTAGGAGCATCTTACGACTTAATTCGTCAAACATCTTTTACTGTCGCCGCAGGTGTTCAAGCACCTACGTTAAGCAACCAAGGTATCCAACATGCAGGCGGATACTTGATGCCTACAAATCCAACTGGAGGAACTTCAGGAGCAACTGTTGTTTATAAGTGGTCTGCTGTTACTCGAAATGGACACCAGTTTTCATACCATACCAACCCTACATTACGAGCGGCAGCTACACTAGGAGTTGGAGGAGAGTGGCATGGCTCAACTTGGACAGTATTTGCAGAAGCTACACTAGGCAGTAATACTGATACTTCAAATACTATATCGTTTACACTTCCTACACAAGATGAAAATGTATCCATACCGCCTCAATTTTTAAATAGTACTTCAACTTATCAAAATCCTATTTTGACAGTAAACTCAGGAAGTACAAATAATAATACTATATACTTTGTAAGTTCAATAGGCCCCACAGGAACTCTGGATAATCAATACCTAAATGCTCTTGCGAATGGCCCTTTTGATGCAGCAAATACAACAGTTCCAGGAAGAACGTATAATTTAAATCCTACAAGAAATATAAGAAGTACTTCTGGAGGAGCCGGTGCATTTATGACGGATATACCTGCAGAACAAACAGCAGATACTTATTATATCTACTCAATGCATGCATCACAAACTCCCGCCAATGTATCCTACACTGGCAGATCCTATATTGTAGAAAGACCTGATACAAATGTAACTGTGACTCCTGCTACCACAAGTATTGACAGCTATGCAGTTAGGGCCAGAAATAATATTAATGTTGATTTAAGCAATGACATTGGAAATACTAATGGACAATACAGATTAATTACTGTAGCAGGTACAAAGTATAATCCATACGGCTATTCACAACCAACTGTAGAAATTTCCGCTGCAAATGGAGCTTGGGTAGCTACAACAGTATCTCCTGAAGATTTTGACGGTACTGGCGGCAGTTCAAATTTAGACGATTGGCAAGATTTACCTGCGGATGGACATTCCGTTCAGTATCAATGCCAAGTAAGAATTAGAAGCGACAGAGGAGGAGTCGGAACTACAGCAGCATTCCAAGACTGTCCCGGAGCAACTTTTACAATTACAGCGGGCGCCGCAGTTGTAGCCCCACAAACTTCAAGTTTGACAATTCACAATGAAGGTACAGGAACTCAAGTTACCAATGGGCAGTATACCGCTAGACTAACTTTAAGCAGTGCGGGGTCCGGAGGAGGACAACTTCAATATGCAATTGAAAGAGACGATAGCACTCCTGATAATTGGGTAAATGCAAGTTCTGATTCACAAACAACTTTTGACGTAACTTTTAACAGACAAAACAATCCTGGAACTTTATACGGTCATGCAAGACGAATAGATGGGTCAAGTGTATTTGCAGCCACTACTGTTCGAAGCGTAGCAGCACTACCATTTTTAGACCCACACTTAACAGGATACTCTGTATCTTCTCCAAGTTTAACAAATGGTACACTGTCTATTGCACATAACGTTGGTTCAGTAACAGTAAGAATTACACGAAGTGGGGGCTTCACTTTAGCTCCTTATGTACAATTTAAATTAAAGGTAAATAATTCGCAAGTTTCATCTACACAAACTCTAACTGCAGGATATAATAATGAAGTAGTATTCCCTTTATCCACTTCAGATTTACCAACAAATGGAAACAATCAAACATATCAATTAACAGCAAATAGGCCAACAACCATTGGAGGTGAAGGAGTAGATAAAAATACTAATTTATCTTTTATAATTGCAAAAGGAACTCAATCTGATACTGACCCAGATCCTCAAACAGGACCGAGCACTCCTACGCAACCTTTCGGAGATTATGGAATGATAGTGTTTGGGCCTGACGGTCAAACACTTATTCTTACGCCAGACTTTAGAGGGTTCAATGTAGTAGATGTTAATGCCGGAACAAATTTCACGGCACCGGGAACAAGCACAACTACTTCTGAAAGAATAATAGATGTAGATTATGGAGCAACAGACGACAATTTAATAGTTATACTAAATCAACCTCGAGGAATTGGAGGAGCTTACTTTGACTATGAAAGAGCTCCGAATGGCAATGACAATCAAATTAAAATAAAGAGCATTAACTCAGGTATCTGGAGCAATAATCCAAATTCTCAACTACAGTGTGGTTGGCAAATTATAAGAATATGACATACGGAATTAGAGTAACTGCAGGAAATAACATTATTCAAGTGGATAGTGAGAATTCCGACATTTATGGAATTGGAAACACTGGCACTATAAATGGCACCAGTGGATATATTCCCGCAACAAATACTGATTTAATATTTTTAAGATTTCCTTCAAATATTGGCACTAGTTCTGACTACTATAATGATGCCGTTGTATACAATTTAACAGGCTTTAATCCCAACATGGGAGGTACAGGTAAAGGAGGGTATAAAGTAATTGGGTACCCAACTCCTCAAGCTGCATGGAATGGGCATCACGGAGGAGGAAATTCATTTCAGTTTACAGCTACAGGCTATGACTATGCAGTTTATACAAACAATCCTCAAAATATAGATGAAACACAAGAGTACGGTCTTCAAATAAGAGACACAAACAATAGTATAAAATTTGATACTAGAGCTTTTTCTTCTTTTGCTTTGTATGTAAAAAACTACTGGATTCCCGGAGTACTTCCTGTACGCTATGGAGGCGGTGCAAATTGGCAGGATGAAAACTCTACTAAAATATGCGGGTTAGATGAATGGATTTCTGCAAACTGGATGATTGACCTTGCCGACGGTTCAAGTAACTGGAAAATTGCACATTGGATAGAAGTTGCAAAAAATTATACTCCTCCAACTCCTGCAACTGGTACAAGAACTGGATATTATGCAGGCTGTTGGTCGGAGCAAATTTATGGAGATGACTTTTCAAGCTCGCCAGGACCTTTCCCTTTTTGGAGACTCCTTTTGATAGCAGATATACCTGAATAGGAAAAAATTATGTCAACAATATTACGAATAGTATATACAAATAGTACAACAGGACACATTGAATCGACCATAGTTCCTCAGCCAACAAATAATGATCCTGAAGGAATATTAGCATCGAATAATGATTTATGTGTATTTTATTTAATGTCAGATTGGACTTTTCCAAGTGGATACTCAGATTGGGTTCATTGGGCAGAAGAGCACTATAGAGATATTGAAAATGAAACATGGGCCCATCGAGGGCCTAAACCAAATATGGCATCAACTTGGAACGGTACTACTTGGACTACTGATCAAACTATATGGATGGCATACATTCGTTACTTGAGAACACAAAAACTTTCTGCATCAGACTGGACTCAAGTTGCCGATGTAAATCTTACAACTGCACAAAAAGATGCAGCTGCTTTGTATCGAGCAGAGCTGAGAAACTTGCCTTCAGTTGTATCTGCGAATCCAAGCGCTTACAATACAAAAGATACTATACCGTGGCCAACAGCTCCTGATTTCTTAGCATAGAAAAATATATCTTGACATTACAACCCTTTTAAAGTAGAATACGAGAATGGGCAAAGAAGTAACCACAATATCCCCTGAGGGACTTGAAGTAGCAAACTGTTATTTGCAATTTGGAAATATTCGAGCAGTGTGCGAAATGATGCAAGTTGCAGAGGACAAAGTTGTCGAGCTGCTAAACAAACGCGAGGTTAAAAAGTATATTGATACTGTATATCTTGATATGGGGTATCGAAACAAAAATAATATTGCTACTGTTCTTGATGAGATGATTCAGTCAAAACTAGAAGAAGCACAAGAAACAGGAGTATACTCTAATAAAGATTTGGCTGATCTACTGCAGATGGCTCACCGAATGCGAATGGATGAAATTAAAGCACAGACGGAATTAACTAAAGCAGAGACCACAAATATAAAAACTCAAAATAACGTACAAATTAATAACGAGAGTTTACCATTCGGCCAAGGAAATTATGGAAAGCTGATGGAAAAACTTCTCAAGGAGGGATAATCCTAGAGAAATTCAATGCTCGCAGAAATTGCGATCGCAAATGCAGCTTTCGGTGTGATTAAAGAAGCCATCGGAAACGGTAAAGACCTGTATGAGATGGGCGGTGTAGTTGCACAATTTTTTGACCAGAAAACTGCTTTGCAGAAAAAGTCAAATAAGAACGGCTACAAAAGCGACATGGAAGCCTTCATGGAACTTGAGAAAATCAAGGAAATGGAGGAGCATTTAAAACAGCAGATGATCTGGGCAGGGCGCCCAGGAATGTGGGATGACTGGTTAGCTTTTCAAAAACAAGCTAAAGAAGAACGACTGAAAAGAGAAAGAGAAGAAGCTGAAAGACGGGCTGAGTATGCTAAACTAGCACTTAATACTTTATACGTTGTATGCGGCTTGGCTGTATTCTTACCTCTACTATTTATTGTTCTTACAATACTTAAACCATGAGCGATGATTTACAAAGACAAGTCGACCACATTGAATCTGAGCTACAGATTCATGCCACACAATGTGAAGAGCGGTGGAAAACTATATTTTCTCGAATAGAGGACGTAGAAGAAACACTAGCTCGAATGGAGAACAGAATTATAACTGCTTCCGGAGTAATTATAATGTTTTTACTAGGACTGATTGCAGCACAAATAATGTAATGAGACGTGGACGTGACAGAGATCTTGAAAAGTACATCAACGTGAGAATTGCCCAGCTTAAACAAGACATGGAAAAAGCTCATGATGATTACGATAAACAATGGTACAATCGTATTATTCAGGAGCTTTGTTGGGTAAAAAGTCAGCAGCATAATTGTTATATGTCAAGATGGGATTACCTTCCCTAGACGCGAAAGCGCAGAGAAAATTTATGTGTCCTTCACACTACGGCAAGAAAAAGAACGGTAAGAAGAAAAAGAACGGCAAAAAGAAAAAGTCAATGGGTGGATTGACAGCCAAGCAAAAAAAGCTTCCGCCCGCTCTGAGAGCTGCAATCGCTAAGAAAAAGAAGCGAGGCAAAAAATGATTGACGTACTTATTGGTTGTGTTATAGGTTGGATTGCTCATATCGCATGGACTAAATGGGGATCCCTGTTAGTAGATCTAAACGACAAATGAGGCGCCGTAAAACTTACAAAGGAAAGCGTGCTCCTAAAGGCTATCATTATATGCCTGGCGGCAAGTTGATGAAAGACTCTGCCCATAAGAAGAAACGTGGCCGCAAGAAAAAGAAAAAGTACTAGGCGCAAGACTGCGGTTCGAAAGGGCCGCAATGTGCCAACAAACAAAAAGCTATATGCTACTGTAAAAGCAGCAGCTAAACGAAAGTTTGCTGTTTACCCTAGTGCCTATGCAAATGCGTGGCTTGTACGGGAGTACAAGAAACGAGGAGGGAAATACCGTCGTGGCTAGTGGAGGACTGAAAAAATGGTTTGGCGAAAAATGGGTAAATATTGGAGCAAAGCCAAAAAACGGTGTCTATCCTCCCTGCGGCAGAAAAAAGGCTAAAAAATCTCGTAAGGGGTATCCAAAGTGTGTGCCCGCTTCTAAAGCTGCACGTATGACAAAAAGCGAAAAAAGATCAGCAGTTAGAAGAAAAAGAGCAAAGGCTCAAGGAGTGCGCGGAAAACCAACTATGGTACGAACATTTGCTAAGAAAAAGAGAGGAAGAAAAAGATGAGTGAAGTTTCTGCTATCGATGCAATTCCTACTTCTTATTCAAAAGAGTACTCTAGTCAAACAGTTGCTAAAGTAGACGACGATAAGTATAAAATAACAAATACAATTTATACTGTTACTACTTACGACAGGGCCGGAAAGTTAGACGTATTTACTAATATTCGGTATTTGGATTATGTAGCATAATGGCCGCTAGAAAAAGAAAAGGTAGAAAAAGAGACCCAAGATTAAAGAGGGCAGGAGTATCAGGATATAATAAACCTAAGCGTACTCCTAGCCATCCGAAAAAGTCACATATTGTTGTGGCTAAAGTAGGAAGTAAGGTCAAAACTATTCGTTTTGGCCAACAAGGAGCGAAAACTGCAGGGAAGCCAAAACGGGGGGAGAGTGCACGCATGAAAAAGAAGCGTGCTTCATTCAAAGCCCGACACCGCAGGAATATTGCTCGAGGCAAGATGAGTGCGGCATACTGGGCTAATAAAGTAAAATGGTAGGAGGTTACCATGAAATATTTACTAGTACTGCTTGCTATCGTATCAGCCGGTGTAGCTGCAGAGACTGTAATTAATTATGATGATGGATCGACATACACGCTCACGGAAGGGCAAGAAATCTATATCAGTAGTCAAACTCTCTTTAAAAGGAGGATTCTGAATAATAAGGATACAATCTTTACTGCTCAGGATGCTTGGACATCTAGAGATTACGTACCAGAACCACAAGATCCGTTTGAGCCCGGGTCTCATGAATGGTGTAAGTCTTACGTTCCTTGGGGCGAAGGTCTTACGTTTGACATGATTCTATGGCAACGTGCTTGTGACACTGATAATGATGGAAAATATGGGTGTGGAGACAAAACATTTGATGCATCCGAAGATGGGGGCGTTTGTTCCTCATAGAGATATACCATGGCAGAACAAGAAGAAGTAGTAACAGCTGATAAGTCAGTAGTAGATAAAATGGATATAAATGGCGATGGCCATATATCCCAGCGAGAGATGGAGCTAGACCTTGAGTTTAAAAGAAAAGAGTATGAAGATGCTGATGCGATGCGCGATGCCCAAAGAAATATGGCTTGGTTTGCTTTGCTTGGTATGTTGGTATATCCTTTCGCTGTGGTTGGTGCTCAAGTTGCAGGATACGAGCATGCTGCAGATGTCCTCGGAGATATGGCACCGACCTATTTTGTGGCTGTAGCTGGTCTCGTCGCAGCGTTCTTCGGAGCTACTGCTTGGAGTAAAAAGTGATTCTTGATCTGATGGTAACATTTTGGCAGCCAGTAGTTGTGGCTGCCATTATTCTTATAGGTTTTGTGATTAGTATTTTTGACGGGCAGGGAGAGTCTCGTGTAAATTTTAAATACACAGAAATGCCAATCATGAGACCTGTATTAATTGATACTGCAACTAAAAAATTCTGGGGTTCAATTTGGCTGTGGCTGACTGGAACCCGACGATGGGAAATCGTAGAAGATTTCTACTTCTTCCTAAATGGAGAAGAGTATGTTATTGAAAAAGGTTTTGAGTTCGATGGTGCATCAGTACCTAAGTTTCTTGCAATGTGGCTTTCGCCCGTTGGAGTCTTACTTATGGGTGGCCTTGTTCACGATTATGGGTATAAATACGCTGAACTGGTAAAGTCAAAAGATAATGAAACTGTAGCAAAAACACAAAAAGAAATGGATATTCTTTTTCGAGATATTTGTATAGAACAGAACGGATTCAAAGTATTAAACTATTTGGCCTACTGGTCGCTACGACTGTTTGGCTGTCTTGCTTGGAAAAGGCATAGGAAAAATGATTAAATTTTGGAGATGGTTAAAATCTTTATTTATTAAAGAATATCAAGTTACTATATGGGTTGACCCTTTGAAAAAGACAGAGTACTTTTTTCGTACAATTAATAAAGTCTCTCCAACCCACATAAAAGGCACTCTTGCAACTGGAGAACTCTTTGAGCTTCATACGCAAGATAAATTCAATTATCAAATTGTGGAAAAAGAACCATGTTGGGATTAATTAAAATGCTCCCACTACTAGCGGTTGTAGGTGCAGGAGCATACGGATACCACACTCTAGAAATAGGCAAAAGAGAAACAGCTATTGCTCAACTAGAGAAAAATAATGTAGTGTTGAAAGAGAACTCTACACGTTTAGAAACTGCTCTTGAAACTGAAACAGCATCGAGAAAATTAGCAGAAAAGAACTTAAAAGTACAACTAGAGGCCGTATCTAAACTTACTGAAAAGAATAGTGAAATGCAAGCAGAAATGGATGATTACTTGTCTATTTTCAAAAGGCACGATCTTACTAAGTTAGCCCGAGTAAAGCCCGGGCTTATAGAGCCTCGAATCAACAATGGTACAAAAAAAGTTTTTGAACAGATAGAAAAAGACAGCGAAGAGGTGCAAAATGCGGATAGCAACTAGTTTTTTAATTATACTATTTTTATCTGGCTGTTCTTTTTTGAAAAATGACCCTCTACCAACCCCCGAGCCGGTCATAAAAACTGTAACTGAATATAAAACACTGGAGATCTATCAGCCTCAACTCCCTAGAAAAATAGATTTGCAGGATGTAGAATTTTTTGTAGTCACAGAAAAAAATCTTGAAGAGCAGATTGCAAAAATCTCAAAGATGCAAGGAGGTACATTTGTTATATTTGGAATGACTCCGCAAGACTATGAAAATATGGCGTTTAATTTACAAGAACTTCGTAGATATATACGCCAGCAAAAAGAAATAATTATCTACTATCGAGATGCAACAAAAGTAGAGCAGTAACCATGACAATACAAATAAGTAGGGCTGATATCACTGGCGATGCCCTACATGATTTACAATCTGAGACACGCTTCCTCAAACTTCCAGTAGATCCATACTTGGAACTACTCGGCATCACTCCGCTACCTTCTCAGGTAGCAATAATAAATGCGATCAATAATCCTAAGTATAGATTTGTATGTGCCGCAGTGAGTCGAAGACAAGGCAAGACATACATCGCAAACATAATCGGCCAACTAGTCTCCCTAGTTCCGAATTCAAACATTCTTATAATGTCCCCTAACTACTCGCTGTCTCAGATTTCTTTTGACTTACAAAGAAGTCTCATCAAGCATTTTGATTTAGAAGTAGTAAAAGACAATGCAAAAGATAAAGTTATTGAGTTGAGCAATGGTTCAACCGTAAGAATGGGCTCAGTAAACCAAGTTGATTCCTGTGTGGGTCGTAGCTATGATTTAATTATATTTGACGAAGCGGCGTTGGCAGACGGACGTGATGCGTTTAATGTAGCACTTCGACCGACATTGGATAAAGATAATTCAAAAGCAATTTTTATTTCAACCCCAAGGGGCAGGAACAACTGGTTTG